AGCTTCCGTTAGGATACCTGCTTTGTACTTACCTTCAGGTTTGAAGATAGTCAGCTCTTGTTGTCTCATCTCAGGAGCGAAGCTAATGTGCATCCAACGACCAAACTCATGGATGATCTGATCAAACTTGATACCTGCCTTCTTGACTTCCTGACACAGTTGGTAAGGAGTCAGTTTAGAGCTAGATACATCAATAGCCCAGCCATCCATGTGAGAGCTAACCTTAGAACCTCCAACAGCCACGTTAACAGCTGGTAGACGTAACCAAGAGTTAATGTTCAGAGGGCCTGTAATGGCTCTCAGTTGCTCTAGCTTCTGTGCTGCAACCTTCATGTTCTCAAGCTGGAGAGTAGAAGGTTGATTGTCGATACCTTGACGGATAGCTGTATCGCTATGTGTTGCCTCTTCTAGGCTAAAGTGTTCAGATAGTTGCATATTAGTGTTTATGGCTTGCGCCAAAGTAGTAAGATAAAACCATTACAAGAGCGCCATCCAATGTACCAAGTACACGGATAATGATCTCACGCATTACATCGGGAACAATGTGTGTTAACAAATGATATTGAATAAAGCCCCAAGCAACCACTATAACTAAAGCTAAGATTGGTGTTACAGACTTGTTTAAAATAGGTGCGTTTTCGCTAGTTGCCAACGCCATTTCGTTCTTACGAGCAGAATCACGATCAGCAGCATCTAGCTTAGCGTACTCTAACTCCATCTCAGCTAGCTTTTGAGCAGCAGCAGGATCACCAGCGATAGCTTTAGCGACAGCTTCTACGCTATCTGAGACACCGAACTTAGAAGCCAATGCAGACACAGCAGCCCCACCGAGAGGGCCAGCCACCATAGTAGCCACAGTAGGGGCTATACCTTTAAGTAGATTCAGTAAGTCATTCATTTACTTCACTCCGTTCATTTTAGTTTACACGCCGCTACAGCGTCCTTTACGATAATATATAAGTAGAGTTCAAAAGGTAAGATAAGAAAGAACAAAAGGGTAAGCAATATCAGAAAGCTTATGTAGAGTGTCTCGCTAGAACTATTGCTATTATTAACGCCCATATTTCCACCACTATTATAGCCATTACGATTACCCAAGCTATTCGTTGTCTTACTTTGGAAAGAAGATTGTTTTTGCGTTGCCATTCCTCTTTCCTGCGTTTAACTGTCAATAGATGCGTTATTTCTTGTTTTTCCTGTACTATCCCATACATTTCAATTACATCACTGTAGAGTGATCCTAACTCAGGAGGGCTTTGATAGACCATAGTCTCTCTTAATTGCTTCTGAGCCTTCTCCATCTCCTTCTTAGCTACCACTAGATCTAAGGACACCTCTAGTAGCTCATCAGGTTCAATGAACTGTGTGTCTATTCTTAATTGCTGTTCAGCTATCTTCTTATCTATCGCTATAAGAGCCTTAAAGAAGATCTTCAAGTTCTTAATGATGTCAGCCTTGATGTCCTGTTCACTATGTTGTACAGCAGGAGCTTTCTTAGTTGCAGTTTGTGTAACCTTTTGCGAAGTTGTTTCCGGCACTACAGGCTTATCAGGCTCTTTTGACGGAAACAATCCGCAGGATGACAATTTAGACTTAATGAACTGCCATAGACCTACTACCTCTTCAACGTGCTCCTTAGCTTCATCAAAGGTTTCTTTAGCCTTTAGTACTACACCTTTGTATTCTTTGTATAGCTCACATCCCTGCTGGATAGCCTCAACAGCCTTGAGAGCACCAGCAAGGAGGATTAGAGGCATTTCTTATTGTGCCATACCGTTTAATTCGATACGTGTAGGTGGGCGTTGAATCAATTCAAGATCCGTAGGAGGAACCATACCGCCTGTTAACAATCCACGATAAGCCATGTTAGGTGCTGTAGGAGCTGTCTGGCCTGAAGCAATACGTTTAACTGCTTCTTGTGCGGCTTGACGTTTTAAGTAGTTTTGTAAAGCATCAGCAGCCAAACCACCGCCAGCCACTGTAGCAGCCAGTTCAGGATTACTTGCAAACGTATAAGCTTCTCCTGCGGCTGATAGTTTTGAGCGTAATGGACTAAAGGAAGCTGCGCCAGTTAATAGAGGATCTAGTGGGCCTCCCGCTGCTACGGATTTCAAGATATTTTGCTCTTCTTTAGAAAACATTGCCATCTTATCTTTGTTTGTAGCAAGTCGAGTAATACCTTGACGTAAAAACTCTGCTTCAGAACCTCTGTTACCCAATTCGGCTTTAATAGTAGAAACATCTAAAGCGTCATTTAAGGCTTCAGCACGACTAGCATTACGCCAGTCTTTACGAGCGCTCATTATCTTCTTCACAGCATCATCAATACCAGCCTTACCCGCAATCAGATCACGACCATTCAGCTTTGTAATGTAGTTGTCTACAGTGTCTACGGCAACGGCTCCTAAACGAGCCTCTTTAGGATCAGAACTAATTTTTAATTGACTAGCCATCTGACGTAGGCGATCAACAGTCGAGAAAGGAACGCGCTGTGTTCCAATAATATTCTCCATCTGCGCTAGTGTCTTTTCAATAGAGAGCGCTTCTGTAGAACCGGGGATCATGTTTGCATCGTCAAGCGCTTTACGAATATTTGATACCAAGCCTAAAGCACTTTGAGGTTTAACAGTAATACCAGCATCATCTACAGACTGATAAGAACGGGCAGAACGCTGCTTTATTTCATCCATTGTGTAAAGTCTTGGCCCCTTGCCTTCCAAGGCTGCACCACCCACTTGACCGCCAATACCAGCAGCCAAAGCACCAATACCTATAGCAGCGAGGGTAGCTGAAAGATCACTAGAGCCCATGCTCTTCATGCCTTCAAAAGTCCCTTGACCCGCCGAACCAGCCGCAGCAGCAGCAGGAAGTTGACGAGCCATATTCTCAGTAAGCATTGCTGTAGGAGCAGCTTCTCCAAACGCTTGAGCAGTCGCTGGCAACGCTTTAGCTATTGCAGGAGCTATTGCAGCCAATCCCGCAGTGGAAGCCATACCTTGTGTACCTGCTTGAACAACCCGTTCTAAAGTATTTTGAGGCTCTGGTACACCAGCCCTAGTGAGTATTTCGCTTTGAGCTTTAGCAAAACTAGGGATGCGGCTTTCAGAACCTAAAAGGTTTGCACCAATGTTATACACTCCTCGCCCAGCTTCTAAAACAGCAGTAGCAGGGGACGCAAAACCTTCAAGAGCGGCACGTGCAGTTAAACCCAGCTGACGAACTATTCCCTGTTCTTCTTTCTTAGGTACTAGATCATTAAATGAATCTTTTTTGTTAGGTATTAAATCATCAAAAGAGATGTCTGACATATGTTTTCCTTATTTATAGAACAGAGTAGCCCTGATCTCTTAGACGTTTTAAAACATCTTCTTTTCTAGCTCCATCTTTAATAGCTTTGTTTGCTTTATCTAAAATATCCTGAGGAATTTCCCGTCCCTGTTTAGGGGCAGTAGGAGGTGTTTCTGGAGTAGGCTGAAGATTCGGATTTTGACCTGACATAGGGCTCTTATTAGGAGCCACATCAGGAGATGCGGAAGGAGCTGGAGCTTGCCCTTTTGATTTTAAAGAATCACGTTTGACACGCAAAGCAGCCTCTGTTTCTTTCATTGTTTTGAGCATATCATCAAAAGCAGCTTTTAAAGAATCTTTATTCTTCCAAGTAGCCTCATCTGCAAACAACTTATCAATACGTTCTGCATCGTCTTTTGTTTGAACGCCTTTAGCAAGATTTAACATTGCGTTAGACTGTGCGCGAACAGCACGTTGAAGTTTCTTAAACTCAATAGCATCAGGAGTGTTCTGACCTAAAAATGCAGCACCTGCTCTTTCGTAGTTGGCAATTAAACCCAAGTTTAAATTAGCAATAGACGGTGTGAGCATTTTAAGTTTATTCTGTGTGATTACAGAATTAGCAATGTCTTGGTCAGTCGCGGCAATCTCTTTAATAACCCCTTCTCCAAGTTTAGGTTCTCCCACAGTAGTAGTAGTAACCTTTGGGCCAGAAGGAGGAACTTGACTTGGAGCGTTGAGGAACTTATCAATATTTGGAGCAGCACGAGATAAGTCAATGGGTTCAATGGTAATCAGTTTACCTGAATCGGGATCTGAGAAAGTTTTAGCTTTTGTTTCTTGAGCAACAGTCCAACGAAGTTCGGCAATTTGCTGAGGACTCAAAACGGCATTGGGGTCTTTAGCCAAGGTGGTTTCTACCGAACTGATAATTGCACGATTACGCTCAGCTGCTGTTGAAGCTTGTTGGTACTGTTCAGCCTTTTTTGCCTGAGCAAGTTTAAGACCTGTCTCTGCACCCGATTTAGCAACTTCTTGAGCCTTTTGAGCCAACTGCATAGCACCTTGTTGATCGCCAACTTGAGCCAACGCTTGAGCAGCTTTATTGATAGCATCTGAGTCCGTAGGATCAAGACCTCGTAAGACCTGAGTACGCATAGCCATTAGCTGCATCTGAGGGTCTTGAGCGCCTAGCATACCTGCCCCTGTCTGAGCAAGACCTTGTACACCTGTTTGAAGGTTCACACGAGCTTGTTGATAAGGGTCTAACTTAGACTCTTGTACTGCTTGTTCATATAGAGCTTGACGCTGTTGTTGTTGGTACTGTTCAGGGGTAGTGAATAACCCTGCTACGATTGAATCTGTTGGCATTGTGTTTTTCCTTAACTTATTAGAACCAACTACTGAAGTCGAAGGTATCTGCTGCTGAGCCGTAGTCAGTTCCCATGTTAAAAGCATCTGGGTTATAGACGTTAGTGCCACCACCTGTGTAGCCACCAAAGTTTAAAGCGTCTGAGTTAAAGTTAGGCAAGTACCCACCTAAGCCACTCAAGTCAACTCCACCGCCTTGTCCACCTGAAGCGTTACCGCCAAACAAGCCACCTAAAGCACCACCGAGAGCTGATGTGGCTGTAGGAGTCTTACCGAGGGCAGACATAATATCTGCAAATGGGCTTACTTGGTTAGCACGAAGCATTGCATCAGCAGCGGCCTTGTGAGCTTCGTACTGACGTTGACCGCCTGTAGCATTAGCGCTTTGGAATTTTGATGCCAAGTCAGTAGAAATACCAAATGGTTGTTGACCAAGGGCTTCCACACTCGTAGAAGTCTTGAGACCAGCGTTGAACGGGTCGTAAGCACTTGTGAGCAAGCCCTGACCGAACTGAGTCTGTGCTCTGCCTTGCTGTTGAGCCTGAGCAGCCAACTGGAGGTCTTGCATTGCACGGGCATTAGCCAGAGCTTGTTGTTCAGGATTAGCCATGCCTAAGTTACCGCCTTGGGCAACTGAGACACCTGTGCGTCCTGTCTGTTGGAGCTGGTTAGCCAATCGAGCTGACTCAACGTCACGGCTAGGTTGTAACAGAGCTTGTTGGCTAGTCATGTACTGCTGTGCAGCAGCCTCAGGAGACTGAGCGAGATAACCACGACCTAAGTTCTGCAAGGTAGTAGCATCAGTCAGTGATTGACGGTTACTACCCATGATCTGATCTTGGTACGCTTGCAACTGAGGAGACAAGCTGTAACCAGCAGAGATTAACTGTCCTGTAGCTGGATCAACTTGGAAGTTAGATGTGCCAAAGGTAGTCGTAGTGCCTACAGGACGGAACTGGGCTGATGTGGCTGCTTGTTGTCCAGCTGCTTTGAGAGCATCAGCTTGTGTCTGAGCAGCTTCTTTATTGACTCGTTGCTGTTGGAGACCGCCACCTGAGGCTAGAAGGAAAGGCAACAATTGAGCAAACATGCCTTGAGAAGGATCTTGCTGAGCTGGCCCCATTGAAACACCACCAACGCCATACCCTCCTTGAGCGGGTAAGTAACTATTAATCATAGAAGGGGCGGCAGCTGTACCGCCACCTGAGCCTAATACAGCATTAGTTAGCGAAGGAGGAACACCATAATAAGCCCCTACAAGAGGAGCTACTGCATGTGCTGTATCATCTAATAAAGATCCGGCATCGCTAACTGCCCCGCCAATGCTACTACCTATATCGCTAATTCCACTTGTGATATCGCTGAACCATCCCATAGTATTATCCTTTTACATTGTGCCGTTAGAAACGACATTACCGATTACGGTGAAATTACCTGAGCTATCGATCTTAGCTACGCTAGTTCCACCTGATTGAATGTACAAGACACCAGCAGTTTCTACGAAACCAAAGACAGTGAAATCACCATCAGCTTTGGATGCGATAGCAGTGGCAATGTTATCAAACTCAGTGTTGATCTCAGTGCCTTTAACAATCTTAGCTGCGTTACCGTGAGCTAAACTGTCTTTAGCGGCGAAGTTCGTGGACTTTGTATAATTTGCCATGATTATGTAATCTTTCCGTTTTTAGCGTGAATCTCTAATTTCTGAATACTCAGCGGTGAACCATTAATAGAAGCCTCGTAACCAGTCTGAACTACTTTGCCTGAGCCTGTTGGATAAGCTTTCAACACAGACAGAACTTGTCCATTAGAATAATCAGCTCCGTAATTGTATTCGCTTTCTCCGTAGTAAGCAATGCTATTAGACGGAATGGTTACGTTTTGCGAATAAAAGTTACCTGTAAAGTCGTAAGACCACTTAAATGTTAGAACCTGTCCGTTACCGCCGATCACAGTCACCAACAAGGACTTCAGGATAGAGGTTACAGATGGTGCACCGAAGTCAGTGTGATTAGTGTAGTACTGGAATGTATAGTTAGAACTGTTGTCTAAGTACCCTGTGTACGTACCGATGTAGCTTGTTTTACCCAACAGTAAAGTACCGTCTTGTTTAACACAGAAAGAACTAGGTTCAATATTGTCCCAGACAGTTACACGAGCAGCTCCGTCTTGTAGTTGAGCCTTAGTATCGAAACAGTACACTTGTTTAGCGTAAGGCAGAGACAACAAGTAGAAAGCATCAATAGGGGAATGAACAGCTTTAATATTAGCTAAGGTTTCAGCGCTCAGGTAAGTAAGTAAGTCATTACGTACATTCTTGCTAAGTTCACGCAAAGGAGCTGACTTCTCTTGAATAGTGCGCTGTAAGCTACGAACACCAGTCTGAGACAAGAAGACAATATCTGAACCTGTGTTAGCAATGGTATCTCTAGCGATACAGCCAATACCAGTTATAACGTCTTGAAGGATAAAACCAGTGCCTGAAGGATCAGTAGCACCTTGGTAGACGAGAATGTTGTTCTTACCGAAGATGAACAAGAAGCCATTATGAGCACCTAAGCCCACTACGCTATCGCCACCTCTAGGCCATACAGTAGTCGTGTCTAAAGTACCTGCTGTACCTGTATTCCATTTGTTAGGTTGTTTGGTATTGCACCACTGAATAGTGACCTTATCGCTAGTAGTCCCTACGTTCCAAAGACGACCATAAGCGGAGATAACTGCGTTAGCTTGCTGTACTGTCCCTGCGTAGCCTGTGATCTCAGAGATACGGCGATACTGTGTTGTGGATGTTGTAGGGTTGAACTCTAAAGGATCGTAGCCTTGTTGGAACAGGTAAAGGCCTCCACCCAAGGAAGCCATCTGCCAGTTACTAGCTGTGATCGTAGGAGCTGTACCGCCACCACCGTAAGTCAATTCAGAAAGTGTAGTACCTACTAACTTGAATAACTTATTGTTACCAGCACAGATGGTGTAGCTTGTACCGTCAATTGTAATTAATTCACCGATAGCTTGAACATCAGCTGACCCCAAAGCAGCTAAAGTAGCATGAGCAGGTATCCACCCCTTACGAGCACCGATACGACCATACTGGTCAATAACGCAGTTAGTTGCTGTTAAAGCGAACCCAGAAGCTAAATCAAGAGACGAGTCTTGAGTATTCAACCCGTAAAAGCCGGGTGCGCTAATAGAGTAAGGCTGTATTTGCTGAGCCATTACGAGGGATACCAAGCATCGTTTTCAGGAGATCTAGCAAGCTCAAGAGCGATAGCATCGCCCAAGGATTTCTTAGCTAGGGCGTAGGCCTCTGAACTACTTAAACCACCGTCTTCACCACGCTCAACTAAGGCACGAGCAAGGGCGTTCAACACGATAGGTTCTTTGACTAACTTAGTGGTGTCACCATCATTAACCATGTCATTCTCAGGAATAACGACACCAAAACGAATGTTGTAAACTGCATCAGGGATAGGCCAGAACTTAACCTGAGCGTCACCGTTGCTATCTACACCGCCAAAGATGTAGTTAAATGGAGTTGTTTTCTGAGGGTTTGCAGTACTGTAATACTGGACATCCAGAGTAGCATGATCCATTGGAGAAAGCGTGTACTGTCTAGTTGTGTTAATCACATCTAAG